GCATTTTGGCTAGTTTTTCAACCACCCTAAATCCAAGGTTGTGTCTTGTTTTTTCATACTCTGGGCCTGGATTACCAAGACCTACAATTAAGCGCTTAGTAACCATTAACGTTTAGCGATTACAACCGCAACTTCATCAACTTTTGTTAAAGGTCTTACACCATTTGGGAACGCAAGATCTTTAATACGCTTAGATTGCTTCATGCCAAGATCTGCAACGCTTAACTCGAATGAGCCAGGAATTTGAGTCGGAAGACATTCTACGCTTACATAGCGAATAACTGGGCGTAAAAAACCACCAAGTTTGATACCTGGACAATCTGCTGCACCGGTAAACTCGATAGGCACTTTAACTTTAACTTTGTTGTTTTCTGAAAGCTTCAAAAGATCGAGGTGAATAACGTTATATGTGGTTGGGTGATATTGGATATCTTTTACAAGCGCTTTAAAAGTTTTACCTTCTAATTCAAGTTCAAGAACAGTTGTTGAAAGACGACCTGTCTTGATTTGTCTAAACATCGCTTGAAGTTCTGGACCATTAACAATAATATCTACTGGTTGCTCACCTGCTGCATATAAAATAGCAGGAACATTACCTTCACGTCTTACAGTAAGCGTGTCGCTTTTGCGTACATTTGTACGTCTTGTGATCGATAGTTTCATCGGAATTGACTCCTTTACATAAAAAAAACAGTTTCTCTTGAGTTCTTTAACAAACTCAAAATGACGCATCATTGAACTTTTAAGATTTCCTAAAAGAAGAAGATTGCGCCGATCTAGCTAGTCAAGCAAACTAGAAATTTCAACTTAAACAAGATCGACTTTGAATTTTTAAGTTGTATTATGGTCACCTTTTACAGTGTCTAGCTTAAGCTTTGATAGCTTATAAAAATTGGGGTAGAAGGATTCGAACCTCCGCATGGCGGAACCAAAAACCGCTGCCTTACCGCTTGGCGATACCCCAGCTCCGTAAGATACCACTATGATAATAACCCCCTCTATTTTAAGACAACAATTTCTCGCAAAATTTTGATTAAAAAATTTCTCTCCAGGATTCGTAAATACAATATTACGAATAGAACGAGCAATTGCAACTTCATTTTTAAGTGCAATCAAATCATCATTTAAAGGGTTAGCCTTAAATGACATGCTAATGTCTTTAAAACTTTTGCTAACCCTTTCTAATGGCATCGAAAAAATACAAATTCTAACTTATTTATGAGAAATTTTGTCAAAATTCTGACAATGGAATTGGTTCAGTTCCATACTCCCAGTCATCATAATCATTATCATTGCGAATTTTCTCATGAATTTCTTTTTGAACAACAAAATTGTGTTTTTTTGGTGTCAAATCATCATTTGAGATCTCACGAAGCATCTTTTGCCTCTCAATTTTTGTTTCCCAACCATATTCTGATGATAGAAATTGAGTTCCCCATTCATCTTTCATAAAATTTTCATCTTTATCAACTTGTTTGGTCATTTTTTAGCTCCTGATTTGTTAAATCAGAACTTTTTACGGGGTTGCTATCCCGTTCTTTAATAATATCATAGTCATCTTCAAGAATTTCTTTTAGATATTCCCTGTCCCACAAGTCATAATATGATGTTTTTGCTAAACTTTCACGAAATTTTCTTAATTTTTTTGTCGGTTGCCCTAAAATAAGATTATACTTTCCATTATTTGTCTGAATTCCATTGATAAAGGTGTCATAGCAACCACAATCCTCAAAAAACTTCCAATCTTTGTGTTTTGAGTTATAATAATTCACCCAAAAGTTAACGGTATCTAAGTCAAAGTGGTCTTCAACAATGTAAATAATGACTTGATAATCATCAAGAGGGCAAATATCTTCTGCAGAGCACTCTATGATCTTAAATTTTGCATTTGCAGCAAAAGGACATATGGAAAAACCATTTAATTCTGGTCTAACTTCAGATACTTTACGAATCCATTGAAGAATATAAAGTTCTTTTTCTGAGAACATAAAAAAAGAGTGCTTAGTTCTATTTAAGCACTCATTAATTTTATTTTCCTTGTCCTCGATATTTCTTTTTATGTCCATTGCGAGAAGTTGCACTGAGTAATGTGCGAGATGAACGCCCTTGACGAGTCTTCTTTGGTGCTCCAGACTGAAACGTTGATTTATTACCTCCACCTTTTGCCATAAATTACCTCCGATCAAATAATACGAGTCTTTTCATGTCCCACACGAATCCGAGGATCACACCAGATCTCAAATCCTGCTTCTTTTGCATCAAGACAGAATGAGACATCCTCACCACACATGTCCTGAACATTACCAGACTCAAAGACTTGCATCTTCGGAGCAAACCAAGGATATTCGAGATTCTCAAACACACCCTTTTTAATCAGAACCCATCCAAAACCAGTGTAGTCTACTGTGAAAGGCTTCTTTCTTTTTGCCATTGTTTCGACAGTTTCGTGATTCATCACTCCACCATTCTTACGGAAATCATCCTCTTCCAACCAGTGTGCGACAGAAGTTGTGTGACCATCTTCGGTTGCATACCATCCAGCAGTGATTTCCTTTTCATCTCCCTCAACAGGAAGAGCTAGATCACAGAGTTGCCAGAACTTGGTTGTATCAAATACAATGTCACTATCAATCCAAAGTTGATAATCATACTCAAGTTTTCCATCCCAAGGAATTTGTTTTGGTCCACGAAGTACATTTGCTCCCAAACATTTACAGCGAGCAAAATTTACCATCGATGAGTAGTCTTGAGAGATCTGAATTGCCATTCCATTTTGTACAAGATCAAAGCAGAGCTGTACAAAATTCTTCAGAAAAATATAAGAGCAACCTCTGCCTGGCAAACAAAAGACAATCGACTTCCCTCTCATTCTTTGTTTGACTGCATCAATATCCCAAGTCTGCTCTTGAGACTTCTGAGGCGCAACTGTTTTTACTGTAAATCCTTTAGCCATAAGATTTTATCTGTTTCAATATCAAGTTTATCTGATTATTTAAAAATTGTCAATACGAAGAATTTTTGATAATTTCTTTATTGACGACCACTTCTTCATAAGATAGATCATCTGTTTGATAATCTGTCTTAAGCAATCCTACAAGATGATGAAAAGTATTCCACATGATTTTAAAATCTTCTTCCTTTACCGAATGTATCAGACACTTATCTTTTGCATAAATGTGATAGACTTTTTCCATGAATCTTATATGGGGTAAAATTTTTGTGAAAAATTTTTTTCACCTCAAGGTATATATGATTCTTTTTACCCCACGGATTTTTTTATGAGAGTGATATTTAGAGGTCGATTTGTCACCTCTGTAGGTTAGGGTAGTTTGGTTTTTTTATATACGACAACGCCGCGCCGCGCTATAACAAACCGCCCGCAAATCACTGCCAAACGGTATCACGCATCATCATAACATAAGGGGTGCCACAGTGTCAAACCGTAGCACCCCTCAGAGTATCATCAATCTGCCAAATCACCCTCCTCAGTATTACTCACAGCATCAGCAGCAAGAGTATCCAGAATCTGAAGAATCTCATTGCCGTTGTTACCTTGTGCCAGAAGAGAGATGAGAACTTGCTTGGACATAATGAAGAAGAAAAGTGAAGTAAACTGTGTGTTTTGTTTGTGTATGGTAGGAGGTAATCTTGCGTCCCTGATGATTACTCTTTGTCGTCACGCAGATATTAAACCACGGAGAGGACTTGGGCACCTACAATATACCTTACTGTTCGACTAGCACACCATACTCATTGCGATAAAAGTGCAGGATGTCATCATAAGAAACTGTGCGCTTCTGTTTGATAACGACTGGACGATTGATGGCATCAGAGCATTGCTTACAGATCTCATCAAAGGTATAACGAGACTGAGGAATGTAACGCATGATTGTTGATAACGAAGATGTGTGAAAAAGTGTAACTCAGAGGTCGAACACGTCGCTATTGATTTGGACGACATTTACAGCGGGGTCACTATAACGAACTCCATCACCAGTGACTGCATCAGAACCGATGTAATCACAGAAGGTTTCATAATCACCACACTCTAGAGCAAGGTGATACAAACCCTCA